CCAGGCGCCAGGCAACTCACTGGGTGAGAAGACGACCCAGGACGAGTACAGGCTCGGGCGCGGCCGGACCCACTCGTAGCGACGGGCGAGATAGTTCTGGAAAGCCCTCCAATGGGAGCTGGCCGCGGTCCCGGCGCTGTCCAGCCGCTCCCGGCAGGCGGCGCAGGGGCAGTCCGGGGAGTCGTGCGGCTTTCCCATGAGAAGATTCTAGCCGACTTCCGGCCCGCAGTGCTCTCCCTCGGGCTGGTCCCCGCCTAGGAGCGCCTTTCGGAGCCGCTTGCCGACATCCAGGCCCAATAGGTCTGGCTGCTTGTCTAGCCAAGCGATGACCTTGTCGATGTCGGAGCCCTCTTCGTATGCCGCCATGACCCCCAAGACCCGGATGATGCTCCGGAGGTCTCTCGCCGTCGGGGCTTTATCGGCGTGCAGTTCGTACATCCCGCAGTCGCGGGCGCGGGCCCGGAGCCAGATGGTCATTCTTCCTCCGGCTGGGCGTAGAGTTCCACGTAGCCGCACACCTCGCACGCGAAGACGTCGACGGTGATGCCGTGTTTTATGTCGACAACCACCGGGCGCTCGCCGTTCGTGTGAGACTTCGCCTCGAATAGGACGTGCGTCCCGTGGCGATGCATGGTCGTGGGCTTCTTGCTTTCATGGTCCCGATGGTGGTGGTTGGCGCAGAAGAGGTGCAGGGTCTTCTCGCCGGGGCGGTTGGTGGTGGGCATCAGCTTTTCCAGCCAAATCACTTCGTCTTGGGCCACCCCATGCCCTCCTCCACCCTCCTCGCGAGATTCTCCACCAGCTCCTCGACGGAGACTCCTCTCAAGTCCTCGCTGGTCAGCTGAACCTGCCATCGGATGCCGTCCGGCTCCCAGAGCTCGACGCAGAAGGCTCCATCGCGGGTATACACCAGCCCGTGGTGGTAGCCCTTCTCCTTCTTGGGGGGGAGGCGCTTTTCCAGCAATTGGAGAAAGAGCAGTGCGTCGCCGAACAGGAGCCCGTTGGGATAATCCCCCTCCGGTGGGTTCTTGGGTCGGATGCGCAGGACAATCCCGTCATGCCAGTAGTCTCTCATGGCTACACCTTATTTTTTCCACAAATCCACATAAAGCCCGACCAGGTCATCGACGACCTTCTCGACCGGCTCATCTAGGTCAAGACAATCGAAATCCACGAGCAGCTGCTGGGCCTCGTCGGGTAAGACGTCGGTGGGCCGCCGCGGGCCCGCGAGGAGGATATGGGGCTTTCCCCTGAGCACGACCCCACCCCTCTCGACGTCCAATAGCACGATGGCGTGGCGTAGCAGACCCGCTGCGGCGAAGGTTGCCATATCCGACGAAGGGGCATGCCCCGCGGATGACGGAGAGTGCGGCGCAACCGGCCACCTCGAGCGCGCGGAGCCTGTCGTCGGGCAGGAATCGCACAATCGAGGTCTGGTGCTTGATGAACTCCTTGGCGATATCTGCTTGCGACGCGCATTCAATGTAGTGGACGTCGCACAAGACTTCGCTCCGGCCGCTCTGCATGAATCCGGCGCCCCGGTGCAAGCCGTCGATGACCCATTCCTTCCCAGCGAAGAGGCCGATGGTCAGGATGCCGGGAAACACCCCGGTCACCTTGATTTCCCGTGCGACCTCCGCGACCTTCGGTAACTCGTCTTTGGTGGGACGTTGGGCCTCGGGCTTTTCGTAGCTGTTCCAAATCTCCCGGGTGAGCCAGATGGTATCGACACGTTTGCGCTTCACAGGCGGCGGGAGTCTAGCGATGGTCATTGTTTCCTCGCTCGAAGCTCGACCCGTTTCTTCTTCTCAATGCACCCAAGCTTATTGAGGCGCTCTATCTCTTTGGCACCTTTCAGCGGGCCCAAGGCTCTCTCGATGCTGGCCTGGGAGAGGTTCGTCGTCTCGGTCTCGACCAGGTCGACGATTTGGCCGTCGGGGCGGATTCCCGGGCCATGTTGTTTCACCCAGGCTCTTATCTCGTCTCTCAGCCGCTCCCGAAGTTTGTCGTAGAGCCCCGTCGCTTGGTGGATGGCCCCAACGCGGCTCGCCGAGAGAGGTCCCGGGGGTCTGTTCAAGGCCACCAAAGCATTGCTCTGCGCAGGACAAATACTGAACCCCGGGCAGTGGGCGCACCACTCTCTAGGCCTCATCCAGCCGGAGCCAATCTGGCCCATGGCCCGGCGCAGGTTCCTCCGGTGCTCCTCGAGGTCTTCCAATGTCAACCGGTCGGAGAGAACCTCGGGGGCGCCCCCGGCCGGAGCGTGGAGGAAGGCGACGAAGAGTTCCTTGGCCCCCCAGAGCCTGGAGAAGGCCAGGGCCAGGGACCGGAGCTGGCCCGACTCCGCGGGGGTATGAGGTTGCCAGCTCGCTCCGACGTCCCAGCCGGATTTGTAGTCGACGACCAGGACCTTTGAGGGGTCGCCCAGAATCTTCGAGCGGTCGCCCTGGGCGGCGGCCACGAGGTCCGCGGTCCCGGGAATCTCCCCCGGCCTGCGGTCGGAGTACTCGTGGGTCTCCTCGGTCGGAGGCAGGCAGTCCCGGGCCGTATCCTCCCAGGGATTGTAGGCCACGCTGACCTCGGTTTGGGGACGGATGAACTTGAGGTCGAACAGGTTCTCCGTGAGCCACTTGCGGAGGACCGAATAGGACGGCTCAACGCGCGTGCGCAGCTCCTCGGCGTCTATCCCATGGCGAGAAGCGATGGTCTCCGGGTCGTAGGCCCCTTCGCTGAAGAGAAGCTCCATGGCCTTATGAAACGCGAGCCCGAATCTGGCCGGGGGTCCCGGGTCAGTCTTTGGAGCCCGCCGGCCCCAGGGATAGGTGCAGGCGAATAGCAGGTCGGTCCGGCTCGCCGTCGGGACAATCTCAGGGTCTTCCTGGGTTGATTCGCCCCGGGGTTCCCGCTCCAGCTCTTCGAGCAGCTCCGCGCCGTTGTCGCCCCTCATTGGGTGGCCTCCTTGGGGGACTTGATGAGGTAGCGCTCTCCGCATTCCGGGCACTCGACCCGGAGGATGGACATATGACCAAGACATTCGAAGCGGTGTGGTAGGAGCCAGCCACAGTCGCATCGGGGCCTGCCATCCGCCGTCTTTCTGGCTCTCAAGGATTCGAGCTGCGCCAGGAGCTGCTCGCACTCGGCGTCGAGGCGGGCAATCTTCCGGCAGGCCCACTCCCGCCATTCGCGCTCTTTTGAGGGAATTGTCATGGGACCACCCGGTAGACCTTCCCCACCTCGAACTGGTCCCAGGCCTCCTTCGGACACTTCACCCGGAGATAGTCTGGCGTGATGGGCCGCATCTTGAGACCCCCCTCCGGCTCGTGTCGGAACTCAAGGACGTGTTCATGTAGTAGTCCCGCGGCGCCGTAGGACGGGTGCAGGTCGGCCGCGTGGAACTTGCCCACGCAGAGCAGGTCAAAGCCCAGAGGCGGCTCAGCGCCCATGCTTCCTCCGGAGGCGCGCGTTCTCGGCCAGCAGGCCCTCGTTCTCGCTTTTGAGCTTTCCGCACTCGTCGGCCAAGAACATGTTATGCCTGTGTACCCCCATCGCGCGGTCCGTCATGGTGTCGAGGCGCGCCGCGGTCGCCCGGTGCTCCCTTTCCGCGGTCTCCGCCCGGCCCCGCCACATCTTGGATTCAATCTCCAGGGCCTGGATTTTCAGCTCCAGCTCGGTGGTGGGGCTCATCGGGGCCCACTCGGGGTCGCATTGGTCCCTCTGTGCCGCTATGTCGATTCGCGGCGCGGCTGTCGTCGAGGCCCTTTTCGACTCCGCGACCTTCTTCTGGAGCTCCTCCAGGGCCTTGTGGATGTCCTCGTTCGTCACCGACCAAAAGTCGCCCTTCTGAGTCATGATTATCTCTCCTGGCAGTTGACGCAGGTGGCCCCCCGGCCCTTCGCCCAGGCAATCGGCTCACCGACATCCCAATAGACCCCGCAGTAGTTGCAGCTGCCGGCATACTTGGCTTGGATGATTTTCCGGGCCCTGGATGGTTTGGCCTCTGGCATCCTGCCGAAGGCCTCGACGTCGACCGAGATGTGCCCGAGGGCCTCCGCCCGTCCCGCGTCGAAGCCCTCTTGGTAGGCCCTTCGGGCTTTGTCCATCGCCTCTGCGGCCCCCTGGACAATCCCGACGGCCCTCCCCTCGTCGAACCCAATGCGCCTTGCTTCGCTTGAAGCGCGCTTCTCCCCCTCGGCGATGCCTTTCCTGACCCCCTCGACAATCCCTCGGGCGTAGCCGGTGGCCTCCGCGTCCTCCAAGGCCCGCTTGTCGACCTGGGGCTCCAGCCGGATGCCGGATGACAAAAGTCCCTGGGAGACCGCTTGGCGCAGGGCAATGATGGCGCTCGTCCGGGCCTCCTCGACTGGCGTTCGGGGGTGCAGAGCCCGGTCGATGAGGCTCTGAACCTTACCGTTCCTCATCGGGGGCTCTCCTTTCGACATGCCGGGCGGAGTATGCGGCCCGAATCAGCTGGCGAATGAAGTCCGACCAATTGAGGCCGTGTCCATGGGCAAGCTCCGCGACCATGGAGCGCTCCTCGGCGCTCAGGCGCATGTTGAAGTGGGTCCTCACCTGCCTCGTAGACGTCCGCATATCGTCAACCCGTATCCCGTGTGTGGCTTGAGTTATGTGCACCCGGTGGCTAATGTCAACCCGGCGTAGCGTCCTGGTTCTGAAGGGAAGGAGGTCCGGAGGAGCTCTCAACAAGATTTCCACAGACCCGTTACGGGCGTGGAAGGAGGATGGTGTGATGAACGACAATGAAAACCGAAAGACCCCGGAGGAGCCGCAGAAGGCGCCCCCCAAGGCCGCCAAGTCACCCTACAGATTGAAGGGCAAGGGCCATATCCAGTATGCCAAGGCCCTCCAGCACGAGTTCTCGGTGAACCTCGATGGGAAGGTCATCGCCCCCGTCTACGATGAGGGCGCTTTCTACCGGTACGACCCGGTAGGCATCTGGGCGCGAATCTCAGAGGAAGAACTCGCCAGAACCCTGGAGCGCTACGACCGGACCCCCTTCGGAAAGCACGTGATTCACCTGAAGGCCGCCGACCTCAAAGGGGCCCTCTGGTGCTTGCGGGGCCTGGCGTGGAGCCGCGAGTTCTTCACCGGCACGTCCCCCGGCCTGCCGTTCCGCGACGCCTTCGTCTACGTCACGGGTGAGGGTGAGATTGGCTTCCGGGACCACTCGCCCGAGCACCTGGTCCGGTTCGCATACGACTTCCCCTACACGGAGGAGGAACCCGCCCTGCTCCTCGATGCGCTCCGGGGGATGTTCAAGCCCGATGACGACGGGCCGGAGAAGGTGCAACTGGTGGGGGAGTTCGCGGGGGTGTGCCTCCTAGGGGCGGCTACACGTCTTCAGCAATGGCTCCTGCTGAAGGGCCCGGGGGAAGACGGGAAATCCACTCTCCTGGAGCTCATCACCGGGTGCTTCCCGACCGGGTCCACCTGCTCCATCCGGCCGGAGCGACTCGAGAATGAGTACGACCGGGCGGATTTGTGCGGGAAGCTTCTCAACACGGTGAGTGAGGTGAACCAGCGGGAGGTGTTGGATTCCGTCACCCTCAAGGCCATCACCACCGGCGACAAGATGCGCGGGCGGCCCATCCGCGAGAAGCCCATCGAGTTCAAGCCCATCGCCGGCCACATCCTAGCCAGCAATGAGTATCCCCGGTTCGCCGATAGCAGCCACGGCTTCTGGAGGCGGCCTCTGGTGCTGACGTTCAACCGGAGGTTCACCGGCGACCCGGCGCGGGTCCTGGGGCTCGCCGAGAAGGTCCTGGCCACCGAGAGGCCCCAGATGGTCTCGTGGCTCATTAGAACCGGAGCCAAGGCCCTCGCCAGAGGCGCCTACACCATCCCGGCGTCCCACCCCCAGGCCATCGACGACTGGCGGGCCGAGACCGACCCTATCTATGAGTTCGTCAAGGACCGGCTCTCGGTCACTCTGAAGCGTCCCGTCACCCGAGAAAATGGCTGGACGCCAATCGCGGACCTCTATGGGGGCCTCACTGAATGGGCTGAAAAACGAGGGTTTCGTGCGCCCAGCATGAACGCTTTTGGCCGTCGCCTGAACGCCCTCGGACACCTCGAGGGGAAGGTGAATGGGAAGCGATACCGGCCGCTGCGTCTGCTAAAAGATAGCGAAACCAATGAGAAAGACGGTGGGGGCTGAAGGGCTGACCCCGCTCGGGTGCTCCCCCAGGCAGGGGGCGGGATAGGGGCGGCCACTTTTGCAGATGACTTCGCTTCTATTCTCTAAGAATCTAAGAGGAATATAGTAGGGGGCGCCAAGGGCGCCATTTTCTCTTCCATACCTATATACACTCTCTCTCTTAATAATTCTCTTTGGGACCAAAAATCGCGCCCCCCGTCACTGGGGGTGTCTATCTGGTGGGATTCCCAGTGGAAAGATAGGTTCTAGTTCCCCCGGGGGCCCCCAAAATCCCGCCCCGGCACGGGTCACGGGTTGACCTCGGCTCGGGGGTGTCGTACCTTCCCCGCAGTCGCTCCTTCTCCCCCATTGTTGAGAGAGACCGCCTTTCCTGCGGACCTGGGCGCCTACGCTGGGTGGCCCCTCCGGACCGAGACCGGGGGGGCTACTTCTTTTTGGGGGACATGCCTTTCCCGAGAGGGGCCAAGCCCCCCGACGGGGCCCCCACAAAACCCCTCCCCGGCGGCGGCCATGCGGATTGACTCCAAGCGCCCCCAGCGGTGTTGCATGTGCGACCGGGTCGTCATCCTGCGCTCGAGCACGAGTCGCCACCCCGAGGCTCCGGAGATGCTCCTGCCTCCTCCAGGAGCGGCCCTAGGATTCGTTTCCGGCGACCACGCCCCGGAGATGGTCGTCACCTGCTCGGGAGCGTGCCTGGACCGACTCCTGACGGAATGACGGCTCGGGACTCCGCGGGGCCAGGAAGGTCTCCCGTGACCCGTTTGGAATGAGCCCGCCAGAAATCCCCCAGCGGTTCCATCGACGTTCCCCTGGGGAGAAAATAAGCTCCAGATGACCCATTGACGCGGCGACGGCCGAGTGCCATTGGTGTGACCCGTAACGGGCGAGCGAACCCGTGTCGGGGGCGGCATCCGGTTGCCCTCCGACGGCTGTGGGGGTTCTTTGCCCGCCATCCAGCGTAGGAGGGACACATGCCAATTCCAGCGAGCGAGCTGGGACGCGATGCCTATTCACGCCTTCTGATTCTGGGCGAAAGTAAGCTAGGGAAGACAACGACAGCTGTCTCCACCGCCCCACCCCCGGTCAGGCTTCTCCTATGTGAGGACAAGTCGGCCGCGAACGGCGCCCGGCGCGAGACCTTGGCGTTCGACGCGGAGCTGGTCCAGCCCAATGCCGCCGGTGACATCTACGACCTCGCGGTCAAGTACATCGTCGCGGCCAAGGACGATGCGAGGAAAAAGAAGATAGCCAGCGTGGTGTTGGACCCACTCTCGTTTCTTGCTGACAACCTGCTCGAGGAGGCGATGAAACTGAGCAGGACGAAGCAGGGGAACGAAGACGGGCGGGCGGCCCACGGCCTCTTCAAGCGCCGATACAAGCACATCATCGATTTATTGCTCACCATTCCCGCCCACGTGATTGTCGTCTCCCATTTCGAAGAGACGACCGGCGAGGATGGCGAGGACGGCTCGCCCAGCGGCCGGGGAATTGTGCCTTTGCTCCCCAACCGGTGGGCCCGGAAGTGGACCGGCTCCGCCTTCCACGACGTCGTCCGGTTCGAAGTCTCAAGGGGGAGCGAGAAGAGCCACAAGAACCGGGTCTTCGTGACAGAGACCGCCGGGTGGTGGGGCCCGGGGTGCCGGAGCAAGAAGGGCTCCCACGTGCTCCCCGCGCATGTCGGCCAGTTCATCGAGTGGTGCTCCATCCCGGAGCCAGATGGGGAGGACTATGAGCCTCCGAAGCCCAAGGCCATGAGCCAAGAGAGGAAGGTGAGCAATGCCCAATCACAATAATAATGCCATCGAGCAGCAGGCTTCGAACGATTACGGGGGAAAGCGCTTCGACTTCGGGATGAACATCGACGAGATGAAGCCCGAGGCCTACGCGGGCAAGTACGAGTTCCGGTTCGGGAAGGCCATCTGGAAGTGGACCAATAGCCACCCCTCCCGGCCGATGATTGTCTTGGAGGTCAAACTGATTGAGACCTACGAGGACTCGGCCGAGTGCAAATCCAGCGTGATGGTGGAGCTGCTCGACTACATTGTGTTGGACGACTCGAGCCGGGGGAATCAGGGGAAGGCCAAGCTCCGGGCGCTCCGCGATAAGCTGGAGCTCACCGTCGACTTCAGCCGGATGACCCCGGAAACTGTCGAGCAATTCGCTGAAGAAGTCTATGGCCGGGAGCTGACGGGCTGGGTCACCAACAGGAAGCAAGCCGACGGCGTGGTCCGGTGCAACATCGAATACAACGAACCAAGGGGCAGGATTCAGGCCCCAACCCCGCGCCGGGAAGAGCCCGAGGCCATCGAGGACGAACCGGTGGAGGAGGAACCGGATTTGGAGGAGCCTCCCAAGGTGAAGCATAAAGGCCCCGGGCCGGCCAAGGCTTCTCGGCGATAAGGCATAGGGCCCCATGAGGCCCCCCGGGGTGACGTAGCTCATGGTTCGGGCTGCGGAGGAATAGGAGCGCCGTTCGATTCGGCGCCACCCCACTTCTCGGCTGACAACTCAATGGAGGCTGAAGATGCTGGTCTATCTCTCAGAAAGGCAATCCAGGTGGCTCAAGGAATTGGCGGACGAGGAGGGGGTCAAGCCCAATGAGCTTTTGGGTAGCCTCGTCGAGCTCGCGTATTTGAACCTGCTCAAGGAAAACGCCTCCAGGCTGAGCGGGTTGAAGCTATCTGCTGAAGAGAGAACCCTCCCCCTCTTTCCGGGGCTAGCAAGGTGAAGAGGGTCATCCTGGAGACCCCCTTCGCTGGGGATGTGGAGCGGAATCTTCGCTATGCGCGGGAGTGCATGCGGGACTGCCTCATGCACCACGACGAGGCCCCATTCGCTTCCCATCTGCTCTACCCCCAGTGCCTCGACGACGAGGTGGGGTTCGAGCGGCACCTGGGGATTATCGCGGGGCAGGTCTGGGGAATCACCGGCGATAGAGTGGTCGCTTACACAGACCTTGGCATCTCCCCCGGGATGAAAGCCAGCCTCGCGATGTACGAAGAGGCCGGGCTCCCCGTCGAATACCGGAAGCTCCCTGGCTGGCGACGGGCTCCGGGCGACAAGGGCGACATCTGCGAAACCGGAGTGGGGGACCCATGATGGCGGAGTTCTTCGCCGAGCCAACGAAGAAGTTCATCACCTTCACCATGAACTTCTCGGCCGACTTCACCGAGTGCTCGGTCATCGACGAGCGGGGCCGGGAATTGTTGGCTGTGACCATCCGGGGCGATTGCCCGGTCGAGCGGGTGGAGAGAATCTCGAAGCTCGTCTGTGAGCTCTTGGCGGAGTGCCAGGGGATGGCGGCGGTGGTGGCTCCTTTTAGGCGCGACGGGGAGCCCTCATGACGGCGGCGGGATTGTCTGCCCTCTCTGCGGCCATCCCGCCTGACCCCCCGGAGGTCCCTTGGCCGGCGGCTCAAGGAGCTGAGTGTCATCGATGCTCTCTTCGCGGCTCCAAGCCCGTTCCCCCGGAGCGCGCTCGCGGGAGCCCGAAGCTCATCATTATCGGGATGAACCCGGGCCGATATGAGATGAACCTCGGTGGTCCCTTCAAGGGACCCAGCGGCCGGTTGCTCAATGAGTGCCTGGGGGAAGCTGGGCTACGTCGCGATGAATGCCACATCACCAACGCAGCCCTTTGCGTCTCCGACAACGACCAAGCTTTGAAGCGCGCCATCCCCTGCTGCGCGGGCCGATTGGCTCAAGAGCTAGGGGAGTTCCCCGGGGTGCCGATTCTCACCCTGGGCTCCGAGGCCTGCCGGCCGACGCTCGGGAAATCATCGGTGATGAGAATCCGTGGGTTTGTCTGGCATGCGGCCGAAATCCCCCATGGGTCGATAAAGAGCGCCCAGAGGAACCTGCTCCGGCTCCAGGGCTCGGTCGTACAGCGGGACGGGACCTTCCTGGAGGTGCGGCCAGCATCTCCGGAGCGGATTGAGTCGGCCCGAGATTCCCTCGCGTTGCTGAAGTGCCGGGCCACCCTCCAGGGCCGGGTTGTCATCCCCAGCGTTCATCCCGCCATGATTCTGCGGGGGGCCGATAGCTGGATGCCGGTCCTACGCATCGACATCGGGAGGATGGCCCGGTGGATTGCCAGCGGCCCGGAAGGGTTCCCCCTTGAGGACGCGGTGCCGTTCATCGAGACGAGCGACCCGGAGAAGGCTCGACGGCTCCTGGCCAAGATGGGCCCGGTCATCAACTGTGATATCGAGACGGACGGAACTGACCCGCTAGAAGTTGGAATCACGTGCGTCGGGCTGGCCGACGTTCAGCACATCGAGAGGGTGGCCAAGGGGAAGGTCAAGAGGCTCCTCAAGAGCCGGATTGTTCTCCTCACCAAGCCTCCCGACCAGGTGTTCCTAGCCCCGGAGATGTTCTCCGTTTTGCGGGACGCTCTCAAGGACCGAACGGTCGTCACCCACAACGGCCCTAGCTTCGATGAAATCGCCTTGGCCCGATTCGGGGTGACCTACTCCAAGCGCGAGGACACGTTGATTGCCCACTTTGCTTTCGCGAGCGACAAGCCGAAGTCGCTATCTTTTGTCAGCTCCATCTACAACAGCTCCGCCCCCTGGAAGATAAAGTTCAAGGTCGGCTCCGAGGAGAAGGGGGTAAGGGGTTTTGGGGTCGCCGAGGCGGACCTACCCATGTACTGCGCCGCCGATATCCATTTAGGGTCTCTGGCCTGGATTCGGATGCAGGACAACCTGAGTGTAGAAAGGCGCGTCTACGAGCACGACATGAGGCATGCGCTCTTGTGTAGGAAGATGCAGGTCAACGGGCTCCTCGTGGACCAGGAGCGGAAGCGGGAGCTCTCCGTTCATCTCCGCCGGCGGTCGGCTTCACTACTCGGCCAGATGCGGGCCCTGCTCGACCGGCGGACCTTCTCACCCAGCCGGCCGGGGGACCTGCGCAGGGCCCTCTTCAAGCAGCTGAAGACCCCGACCTATCTGACAGAGCTGACCCCGACCGGGCTCTTGGCCGTCAACAAGGCCACCCTGGAAAAGCTGGCGATGGGGAGCAACAAGGCGGCCCAATTAGCCAGATTGATTATGGCCTGGAGGACGGCGAATGACGTAAGAAAGGAATATTTAGATGGTTTGCATTTAGGGGCAGATTGTCGCGTTCACGCTCACTGGAGGAGTTATGGGACTGAGACCGGACGGCCCTCCGCTCGGGTACCTAACTTATTGAATATCCCAAGATTTCAGCATTGTCCCGGTTGCGGTTTGGCCCTCATCGATGGGATGACCCACAAGGAGACCTGCAACCCCAAGAAGCGGAAAGAGCCTCTCGCTGAGTACCAATGCCGGGACATCTACATCGCCGCTCCGGGCCATCGGCTGATTTATTACGATTTGCGGCAATCCGAGATGAGATTTGCTAGCGCCTTGAGCGGCGACGCGGCCTTTATCGAGGCCTGCAGGTCGGACATCCACACTGCGAACGCCAAGATTTTGTTCGGCGGTATGCCCGGCGCTCTGGAACGCCTGGAGGACCCCAAAGGCAAGGGGAAGGAACTCAGAGACATCGCGAAGAACTGCGGCTTCGCCATCATCTACCTCGCCGAGGCCGAGCGGCTCCATCAGCACTTGCTCGAGCACGGCTTCACCATCGACCTGGATACCTGCCAGGATGCCATCGACGCCATCCGGGTGAAGTACTGGCGCTACGGGGAATACGTGCGGGAGAACATCAAGGTGTGCTCGGAGCAGGGCTATTTGCGTTCCCCGTTCCTCGGTCGGAAAAGGTGGCTCGGCCACTTCCCCAAGCCGCAGGAAGTGGCTAATTTCCCCGTGCAGAGCGGGGTGGCCGACGTGATGAACGAGCGGCTGGCCCTGACCGACCAGCGGCTCCCGGGGGGCATACGGCATTGTCTGTATCAGTACGACAGTTCTGTGTACGAGTGCCCGGAAGACAAGGTCGACAAGGCCACTAAGGCTATAAAAGAGATTTGGTCAGAGCCTGTGCGAATACCTGGAGGGGTTGAGTTCATTCAGGACATTGACTTGAAGGTCGGGCTTAGATGGAGGGACTTTGAATAACGTCGGGTTACGTCTGGTGACGCCAGGTATCGTCATGTCGGGTTGGGTGTTGTTACGTCAGGTTACGCGACGTTCGCTAGGTTCTCGTTATGCGATGTGCCCTCCTCTTTTGTAAGGCCCCGCAAGGGGAAAAAGGAAAAAATCCAATGCTAATCAATATACGCTGTCGAGGAATCACGCCGCTATTGTTCAATAGGATGTACGAGAACACCCTCGAGACCATCCGGACGAAAATCAAGAAGCCCAAGGCCGCCAACGTCGGGACCACACGGACCCCGCGCGAGGAGGCCCAGACCAAGGTCTACATGCACGGGGACCTGTGCATCTTGCCGGGGGATATGCTCATGGCCTGCTTGATTGCGGCCGGGGTCTTCGTCCGGCTCGATGCCAAGAGACAAATCTCGACGGCGAAAGCCACGGTACTGCCCGGGCTCATGACGCTGTTGGATTTCGTGATGCCCCTCTACGTCCCGAACACCGAGAAGCCCGCGACCTGGGAGGCGGACGTCAAGCAAGGCCGAAACCCGAACGGGGGCGAGGCCGTGGCCATCTGTCGGCCGCGCTTCGACGCCTGGAGCTTCGGGGCGAGGATTCTCATCGACGACCACGAGATTGGGGAGAACACCATCCGGGAGCTCTGGGACAAGGCGGGAAGGCGGTGCGGCTTGGGGGACTTTCGCCCTAACCGGAAGGGCGTTTACGGTCAATATGTAATTCAATGCTGGGAGAAACAGAAGGAGGAAGAACTCGCGGCTTAGGTCCCCTCCGGTGTCTTTTGTCGGGTGTGGCTACGTATGGCGTTGTTGTGTCGCGTCGGGCAATCTTCTGTAATGGCTTTTATAATGACGTGGCGTGACGTTAGGTGGCTTCCGGTTGCGCGGGGTGTCGTTGGGCGGTGTCAGGTTGCGTGGGGCACTGTTATGCCTCGTGCGGTTCTGTAAGGGCATTTCTAAGAACTCCAATGTCGTTGGGTGGTGTTCTGTCCCGTATTGTGGCGTTGCGTTGCGTACGGTTGCGTCGAGTAGAGTGCGGGTTTCATTGGGGTGCGGCAATGTGTCGTCGCGCGTGGTGCTGTCACCTCTAGTCCGGTTCTGTAAGGACATTTCTAGATGGCGGAACGAACCAACCAAATGAAAATACTTGTCTCCGACGAGGAGAAGCGGATGTTCGAGGCTGTGCGGGTGCGACGTTTGTCAGGTTGCGTTGGCTCGCGCGCTGTTGGGTCGGTTACGCGCAGTGGCGTTCCGCTATGTGCGGCGCGGTTTTGTAGGGCGCGGTTTTTTAGTGTCTCGTTTCGTCGTGTCTCGTTGCGTATCGCTCAGTACTGTAAGGGCATCTCTAGAACTTATTGCCGTGACGTGTGGCTACGTTCTGTCTCGTGGCGTATCGCTGGTTCCGTAAGGGCATTTCCAAGGAGAAGAAACTATGACCAAGAAGAGTGATGAGGAAGTGGGTTTCCCCGAGCTTCACACCGCCCAGCAGGCCCACCACTGGCTGGAGTGCCTGGAGGCCGCGGCAACGGTAGTAGCGTCCTTCATGACCGGCGACGACCACGACTTCGACATGGGCGACGCCAAGACGATGACCATTGATTTGGCAGATGATTTCTACGGGGAGCTCATGGAGCGGATTGGGGCTGGAGCCGAATGACCGCGAGCTGTAGCCACAACAAGGCCTTCCAAATCGACCCCGCACCGTTTGGCCCCTGGGCGCGTCTGTCCATCGGCCGGTTCATTCCTAGCCCGAGCGCCGACGGCTCCTTGAGCTTCCAGGCGAAGCGCGACGAGTTCCTCCGGGCCGAGTGGTGCCCCGACTGCGGCTCGCTGCTCTTCGGCGGGCAGTGGCACGCGCCGTGGACCGGCGAGAAGCATCAGGAGCCGCTGGAGGCCCTGGAGCGGCGTGGAGGTGAGCCGTGAGCTGCACCCACTCCGATGGCGTCCGGATAAAGGGCATCGATTGGTGCCCGAACTGCGGCGCGCTCCTCGCGGTCGGCGACAAGTGGCGCCTGCCGGAGCTCCAGAAGATGCGATGCCCCTTCTGCGCGGTTGCCGACTTCTGCAAGCACGGTGACGATGCAGCCCAAGCTGCGGTCCAGGGGGCCTCCTGGATGATGGCCTACCTGAGGGACTTCCCTCGGGAGGAGGTGGTCGGGGCTGTTTGCGAGAAGCATCAGTGGGAAGCGAGCCGCAATGACCTGGGGCCTCCCAAGGAGAAGACACCGTGAGCTGCTCCCACCCGAACGGCGTCCGTATCGAGGCGGCCTACGGTGCAGTCCCAGATTTGAGCTATAGCGGCATCTGGGTCGGCCGGGAGCTGGTCAAGAATGCTGATTGGTGCCCCCAATGCGGGGCCTTGCAGTTCGATGGGGCCTGGCACAACTCCGAGTGGGGCATCGACAAGTTCGAGGACATGGAGCCCTGGGAGGATGACCCTCCCGACGAGCCGGAGCCATGAGCCGGGTCCGGTGCACCACCTTGTTCGGCCACCACCGGTTCGAAGGACGGTTCGACGAGGCGCCCAACCGTTCCGCCGACCACGTCATCGACCGGCTCCTCGAGGGCATGAAGCACGGAGCCATCCCGAGCGACGTCATCACGCGGGACCTGCTCATTGTACGGACCTACGTCCGGGACATCTGCATCATCTGTGGAGACACCATCGAGAGGAACCATGGCTGATATCAAGTTCAAGAATGTCGATGAAGTGCAGACCTGGACCGCGTTCGCCGTGGTCCTCCTGGGCCAGCCGTCGCCGGTCCTTCCGCGTGACGCTGCCGTCCAGGCCGACGAGATGCTCCGGGAGTGGAGAAGACGCATGCCCTCCCGCTACAACGACGAACACGGGGAGCGGCGCGATGACTGAAGAGAACATCGAGGAGACATTGAAGGTCTGGATTGCGGAGCTCTACTCCTGCGGGGTGGAGGCGAGAAAGCTCCCTGCCAATAAGACCTGGCCGGACCGGGAAGAGATGCTGGAGCAGGCGCTCTGGCTGGCTATCCGGGCTTCTGAGCTTCCCGAGGGCGAGGGCGACGGGATGCGCCTCCGGAGGCTTGGGTTCGTTCAAGGGCTCTTATGGGCCACGGGGCTCGGGTCCCTCTCCGACCTCGAGATGGGGCATGGGTGATGCTGCCCGCCATGCTCCGATGCGAAACAAGAAGGGGGGACCGGCTCTGCGGGGAGCCTGTCTCCTACGTGTTCCGGAACGCCTTCGCAACCCGGCTTATCTGCGATGGGTGCGCGAGCGAGTACCTCTCCGCCGAGAAAACGCTTGGGGCCGTGCTGGAGCTGGCCAAGCCTCTCGATGGGCCCACGACCGAGGGCCCTTTGGCCCTCTTCGAGCTCATTCCCCCCCGGCGGGCGGTCCTCAAGCAGCTGGCTCAGGCCAAGGAGGCCGTCAGGAAGTTTGAGCGGGTGGCCCAGCTCCGGGAGCGGGAGACCCGGATGGTCTGGCGCTGGGGGACCGGGCTGACGGTCCTGGCGTTGGGAATCTGCGCGGGCATGGAGTGGGTTCCAAAGGCCTTGGTGCTCTGGCCCATCGGGCTCGGCGGGGCCTTGCTGGGCCTCGCCTTGGCAACCCTGCGGGGGTGGGTCTGGCGGCTGTGGACTCGGCCGCGCCTCGAGGACATCGACAAGGAGTTCGGTCGGCCCGAGGAGAGCTTCCTCGACGGGGAGGGCGGAGCGCCATGACAACCTTCACTTGTGACTGGCCCATCGAGGGGCGGGCCTGCGGGCGGCCGGCCGAGTGGTTTCTCCCCGTCGACAACGTCCACCGGCCCTTCTGCGTGTTCTGCGTCCAGCTGGCGCGCGACAGCCGGACGCCGCCCATGGACGGTTCGCTCTTTCAACCCATCAGCCTGATTGACCCGGAGAAGGTACCCATGAAGCCTTTGACCCAAACGGAACGATTCGAAGCGGACCGCCGCGAGACGGCCGAACGACTGGCTGGGCGAGTTCAGTCCACCCCGGATGAAGATGAGCCCATCCCCTTCCGGCCAACAAGCCATGCCCGGCTGTGGCAATCCATCGACGAGGCGGGCTTCGAAGGGGAAGATGAGTCGCCGGCTAGGCCTAGCCTGGGCGAGGCCATCTCGGAATTGTTGGTAGCCGCCCTGCTGGGTGCGAAGGAAGGCATCGACCGCTGGCGGAGGGGCAACCGAGGGGGGAGCCGATGAGGGCCTGGCGGCTCCTAATCGCCGCTGGGGCGACGGCGATTGCCATCCCGTCTGGTGGTCCGCGGTGACTAGGCCCTCGAGCTTCACCACCTGGTCGGAGGTCCTGGGGGCCATCGCGGTTTTCTTTCTGGCTGGCGAGAGCGCCTGGAGGGGCATCAAGGGGGAAGACGATGGATGACGACGGAGCCACCCGGGCCCTCATCGAGAAGGAGTGCGACGCGCTCAAGGCGCTGCTTCTTGCCAAGAACGAGGCGTACGGTGATTCGGCCCTCCGGCCGCTGCGTATCTTCTCCAAGGCCCCGCCCGATGAGGCGATTCGGGTGAGGCTCGATGACAAGCTCTCCAGGCTGGCCCGGGGGAGCGCCGCGGGCGAGGACGTGGAGCTGGATTTGCTCGGCTACCTTGTCCTACTCCGCGTCGAACGGAGGCTGCGGGAGGCCCACCGTGAGTAGCTCGAGGAGGGGGCTATCCGGCCGAGAGGACCATGACGCTCAAAAGCGACCCCGCTCCCAGCATCTGGGGGGTGTCGGTCAGGTTGAACAGGCTCACCGAAACGGAATCAACTCCAGTCACAGCCGCCCCCGCGACCCCGATTCCATCTCCAAGCAGGCCCGAGGCGAAGACGAGGTCGCCCGGCTGGGCCCCCGGGACGGTCATCGGGACTGTCGTGAGATAGCTGCCGGGGTTCTTTCTGACGACAACGAACTGAATGATTCCCCGTTGGAGGTCGGGAATCGTGACATCGGTGGTCGTTGGATTGCGGATGCGGTAGGTCACCGTCCCCAGGTACTGGTAGGCGATGGGGTCTAGTATCAAAGAGCTACCCGCCGTCGGGAGCTGCGCGATATTCACGAGGACAATGTCGTCGTTGGTCAGGGCGCCGAGGTCGATGGTGTCCTCAAACTTGCCGCCCGCAGGTATCGTCCACGGTCCTATGCCGTAGGGTATCTGGTTGCGCGGAGTGATGCGCGCGATGGTGTAGGGCAGGCTACTGGGTAGGGTCATCCCGGAGAGGTCGAGGGCGCCAAAGCGGAAAGCGGCGGGCTGGCCAGAGCTACGCCGGGGCAGGCGGGCCAGGTAGTAGGTCGCGGCCTGGGCGGGGTCTAGCTGGGGCATCGGGACTCTTACTTCTCTCGTGGCTGGTACCAGTCCGAACAAGACCGCGTCGGGTCGTCGAGCGGGCGGCCATTTTCATCAGGCAGCAGGCTCGTCCCCATGAAGGCCTGAAACTCCGGGCTCGAGCAGCGATAGCAGCCGTGCTCGTCCTGGGAGAAGGCCTTGCAGTTCTGGCAGTTGAAGGGGCCGCTCCCTCCGCGGCTCAAGACCATGTAGGGGCGATGCTCGGCCCCGAGGCTGAAGGGCCGGGAGCTGAGAACGATGAGGTTCTGCTCGACGAGACCCGCTTCCATACGGGTCAGGGTACCCCGGGAGCCCCTTGACAACAAGGCATGGTGGTATCCTCTAGCCCATGGCCAAGACCGTCATCCAAGGCCCGGGGGCGCGGGAACCCGCCGAGAGCGTCGAGGTGGTCCACGAGGCTCCCCATGAGAGCGTCATCCCCTTCGCGCGCGTGTCCCGTGACCCCAAGACCCATGAGGCGGCGCTGGCTCTCTCCAAGCGGGTGGGCCCACTCGATAATACGGAAAAAGTATATGCCTTCTTGGCCCCGCGCCTACGGCAAGAGGACCAGGAGGTTTTTCTCGTTTTGCCACTCGACTTGCGGTGTGAATTGAAGACTCCTCCCTACGAAGTTGCGAGGGGGCAGAGGAGCTCAACCGTCGTCGGGGTCGAAGACGTTTTGAGGGCGGTCCTAGAATCCGGCTGCGAGGGCTTCATCGTGGCCCACAACCACCCCAGTGGGAAGGCTCGGCCGAGCACCGCGGACAAGCAGCTCACGCGGCAGATACAGCAAGCCACCAAGCCCTATGGCAAGGGGGTGATGTTCCTCGACCACGTGGTGATTGGAACATCGAGTTGCTATTCGATTGTCGAGAAGAAGGAATACACATTCAAGGAGGAGGTCTCGGTCGGGCTCACCGAGCCCAATCCAATCCCCACCGGCGACCCGGAAGTCCTGCGGGCCACCGCCAAGGAGTTCCGCAAGGCGTTCGAGCGCGCGATGGGCCCGAGCAACCCGGCGTCGGGCTTCGTCACGCACTATTCGGTCAAGGAGCTCCAGGCGATGAAGGCTCGCCTGCTCGCGCCCGACGGCCTCGCCGGCATCGCGGTCAAGGACCACGGTGATGGGCGGGTCGAGGGTACCGCACTTTTCAACGCGGGCGGCCGAAAGGGCATGGGTGAACGGATGCTCCGGTTCGCCATCGAGCACGAGGGGGTAAACTACCTCGAGTGCTTCGGCGAAGGCCTCCGGGACCTCTATCAGCGCAATGGCTTCGTTGTCGAGACCGAGTCGCCGTTCAACGATGAGTCCGCCCCACCGGGCTGGAATTATGCTAGGTTTGGCAGGCCCAACTACTACACGATGAGGAAGCCCGTGGACTTCAGCAAGACACCGAAGACGCAAGAAGAGGTCGACGCGGCCATCGACGAGATGCTCTCCGACCCCGCAGGAGTGCGTGCGGCGCTCCGGAAGAAGCTCATCGCTGACAAGCCGGGCATCACGAAGAGGGAGCTCGACACGGAGCTGGCCATCGTCGAGGCGACGCTCGGGTTTTAGCTCGTCGGCCTAGGTCGTCGTCCGGATGGCCACGAGGTCGAACGCCAGCGCGCTCACGTCGGCCGGGGGGCTCCCCTGCACCCCGTTGACGAGGTCGAGCTGCACCAGGTCGGGGAAGATACAGACCGCCGTCCCGACGATGACCCCGGCGACGGTGCCGCCCACGCTGGGGCTGGGCGTCGCGATGATGAAATCGCCGGGCAGAGCGCCGGTCAGGGTGTAGACGAGCGGGGCGTCGGTCAGGGGCGGGATGGTCGGTGGCGACGCGACGGGCAGCACCCCGCGGGCGGTGATGAACTGCTCGGTGGGCGGGGTCGGCGGCGGAGTCGGTGGGGTCGGCGGGTTGGTGGCGGAGGAAGCGAGGGCCCGCGCGAGGTGGACCAGATAGAACGTCCCGTCGCTCGGATTGAACCCTTGTCTCATGACGGGATTGTACCGGCTGGCGGGGGCCAGGGGCAAGGAGGCCTGCCGGCCTGAGCGCTAATTCTAACCGGGTCACGGGTTTCCCTGCCCGTTATCCTTGACCCCGGTTCTTCTGCGCCGCAGGTTGGAGCCCAAATGCCCATCCAGACCGTCGAGGATTTCCGCGACTACCTCACCGACCACATGATTGTGGAGCCCGACGAGCTCCCGGTAGGGCGTTCCTGCGCTTGGTTCGCAAATCCCCAGACGGGGGTGCCGACCATGTTCGAGGTCAGTAAGCCCGTTCCCTTCGACAGCTACTCGGGGGTACTGGCCATCTTTCAAACAGAGCAGGTGATAAAGGTCTACTCCATTCCGCTCCCGCCCCCAACCCCGCGCCCCTCGGATTGGCAGGACAGAAGGCCGACCCGCTACACCCTGACCCGGGTCGCGCCCACCTATGTCGCCGAGACGATGACCTGGGACGTATTGGCGCAAGCTGTCGTCGCTGATGGCAATGAACTCGCCGGCGGCGAGACCCAGATGATGATTGACTACATCGCGGGCCAGTCGGAGGAGATGCTGAAGCGCGACGAGCTGGTGGAAGCCCTCGAGGATGGCGCGCACCTCGCGGGCGATGACGCGACCTTCACCGGGGCGGAACCCGAGGACGAGGAGCCGGAGGAAGCTACGAACGGCACGACCCCGGAGAAGCCTGCCCCGACGCCAACCCCGGCCCAGGCCCCGCCGTCATGAGTAGCGCGGTCCGATTGCAGTACGTCGCCTTCCTGGCGGGCCTCACCCCCGCCGAGGCGGCAACCATCATGGGCAATGTGGGCCTGCCCCGGGATGTCCTGAACTTCCTGGGGGTAAGGCTGGTGGATGACGGGCATGTTGTGCCTCCAGCCAACCCCGTGGTCCGGACCATCCTCTTGGGCCTGAATCCCCTGGATGATGGCTTCGCTCAGGCCAACGCTTTGAGTGGGAACAGCGCCTCGCCCATCGCCAGCGTCACGGTCACCAACACGGGGTTTGACTATGTACAGCCCCCGGTGGTGACCTTCGCGGGGGGCCGGCTCGCACCCCCTCCGACCGGCGGTGGGGTCAGCATGGACAGCTATTCCCTGAACCAGCCCGCCCAGGCCTTCGCCTACCTGAAGCTGAACCACGCGGAGCCTTTGGCTGGGGGGGCGGGCTACTCGCCGGACTCCTTCATCAGGATGGTGGGGAGGCTCCGGGCCACCACCAATGACCCGAACCTCTATGGGAAGCCCGAGGGAACGGCTTTGCCGCCGGGGGCCATGAACATCGCGGCCGACTTCCCCATCCTCCCCCAGCTCCAGCCGGTCTTCAGTGCGGGGGGGAGCCTCGTCGGGGTCAACACCCTCGACCCGGGGAGGGGCCTCGCTGAGATGCCGACGGCGATTGTCGTCGACCCGCAGGGGACCGGCTCGGGGGCGGAGATTCATCTCATCCTCGAGCTCGATGAGATTCGAGTCACCCGCGGGGGGGCGGGCTTCGTTAGCATGCCGGACGTCGTTCTGACCCCATGGTTTCAGCATTTGTTTCCGTTGTCTGATGACCCCTTCATCGACGTCGAGCGCCAGGCGCTCCCCTTCCGGAATCTCTTCACGCCGATATTCGAGCAGGCCCTCATGTCGCCAGTGTCAGCGCTGGAGCCGGAGATTCTCCTATGACGGAGGAGGTTGTCAGCCCGCCGAGCCCCGATGACGAGGAGGCTCCGAAGAAGAAAAAGCTCAATGGGCCCCTTGAGCGGCCCGCGGGAAAGGCCCCCTCGGCTCCCCAGAGCTTCGCCAGGAGCGGCGTCAGCGAAGCGGATTTGGTTTGGAATCAAGTCTGCGAATGGCTCCCAGGGTCGAACGACCCGGCATTACCAACGCGCTCCCCCTTCGACGTGACCATCCAGGTGAGGAGGACCTGGCCCCCTCATGCTTCGGGGCTGGCCCAGCCGATTGGGCAGGGCTTCTCCGGTTCGGCTGTTGCGGGGAGCGGGACCACCCTGCCCGGCCAGGCGTTGATAAATTTCATCACCCGGTATGTGCACCTCCCCACCACAGACCAGCCGGCGACCTACGATTTGCTCTTCTTCAAGAAGGGCACGGGGGCATTGCTGACGAGCGGTCGGTTGCCTA